TTATGTTCGCGTAGTCACATTCTTCTAATCATGCCGAAGCAATTCCTTCTCAACCCTGATGGCAGCATTCCTGCCAACATCAATCTTCAGGCTTTGCAAGAGGCTGGAATCCCGCTTGTCTTGCCTACGCCTATGCCCAGGACACCGGGCATGATTGCTGTTGAGCAAGAGCCTCAACTGATTGATGGTGTATGGCGACAGATGTGGCTTGAGGAGCAAGCGCCAGAAATTACTGGAGAAGAGTAATGGAAATTGGCGAAATTGATCCAGTCAGGTATGGCGTTCTATGGGAGCGCGTACAAGCTATGGATAAAAAAGTAGATAAGATGGAGCGCCAGATTGAGGAGCTTTTAGCTTTGGCTAATAAAGGCAAAGGTGGCTTCTGGATGGGTATGACCATTGCCTCCTCTGTTGGCGCTGCCGTAGCATGGCTTGGAAATCATTTTAGGGGAGGCTGACGTGATAGATCCCATCACCGCCCTATCTGCCATATCGTCTGCTGTTGCCCTTGTAAAAAAGGTGTCGAAGACAGTGGACGATGTTGCGTCCCTTGGGCCGGTGCTGGGCAAGTACTTTGACGCTAAGGAGCAGGCTATCGAGGTGGTCAAGCAGGCCAAGGCTGGCGGCTTCAAGGGATCATCACTGGGCAAAGCGCTTGAGTTAGAGATGGCGCTGGAGTCGGCAAGGGAGTTTGAAGAGCAGATCAAGATGCTTTTCTTCCAGAGCAACAAGATGGACGTCTGGGCGCGGATTACAGCCCGTGCCAAACAAATGGAAATTGACGCCGCGCATGATGCAAGGCGCAAGAAGGAAGCGGCCAAGAGGCGGCAAGCCGAAATTGAAGAGTTGATGATACTGGTTGGCGGCGGCGCTGTTGCGCTTGTATCAATTGGCATGATTGTGTGGGTGGTCATGCAATTGATCTCGGGGCAGATGAAATGAGTGAAAAGCCCGAGACAATCGTTGACAAAGTTCTCGGGTACGTTGACTCGCCGTTCAAGCTGTTTGCTGTGATCCTGATGGCAGTCTTTGCTTTTGCTGGTTTTGCTCTGTATGAAAGCCAGGACTTCATTCGTGACGCCTACAAAGAATCACAAAAGCTGCCAGAGATACGAACAGACAGAGCCGACGATGCTGCGACGATGCTTTTTAAACAGACCGGCGCCACGGTGGTGGCGATCTTTAAGGTCAACCCGCTGTTTAACTCTCGCACGCTGTACAAAGCCTATACCAAAGACGGGCGTGACAAGACCATTGAGAACATAGACGTCGGTCTATTTACCCACAACGCCTCGAACAATGCCGATGTGGTCAAGTTGATGACCAACGAGATCCCGTGCGGTGAATACCGTTACGCGCAGTCTGAAGTTGGACTTTGGTATCTGGAAAAAGGCGTGACTTACACTTGCCGCGTCAGTGTGCCGCCCGATTCGCATCGATTTGTTGGGCAAGTTACGGCGGGTTGGATGGAACAGCCTAAAAACCTTGAGCAGACCAAGTTCATGCTGGAGATCGCCAGCGCCATGCTCACAAAAAGAGGGAACTGATGACCCCAGAACTGCAAAAATACTACGAAGACCGTTTTGATCTCTTCATTCATCCTGGCTGGATTGCCATGATGGAGGATGTTGACAACATGCTCGCCGCAATGAACAATGTCTCTACCATTGCGGACGAAAAAAGTCTACAATTTCGTAAAGGCGAGATTTCCATCCTGATCTGGCTAAAAACCTTGAAAAAGGTCAGCGAAGATGCGTATGAGGATCTGACAAGTGAAAAGAATTTATGAATTTGCCTGCGTATGCGGGCATCGCACTGAGGCTTTAGTCGGTTATGAGACGACTGAGGTGCAGTGTGGATGCGGCGGTACAGCCAGCCGCGTCATAAGCGCACCCAAATTTAACTTGGAAGGCTGGTCTGGCTCTTTTCCATCTGCCCACGGGCGGTTTGAGCACAGACACGTTGAGAAGTTGAATGCGGAGCGCAAAGCCAACTCATAAGCCACAGGGCCGAGTTGAATCTCCTACAACCGTTTTGGCAGGAACCTAACATGTTGATTGATCAAGAACCCGAGCCGCTAAGTGAAATTGAGGCAGTAGAGTCGAAGCCACAACTCCCTGAAAAATATCGGGATAAAAGTTTGGACGACATTATTCGGATGCACCAAGAAGCTGAAAAGCTGATTGGCAAGCAGGCCCAAGAAGTGGGTGAAGTCCGAAAACTTGCAGATGAACTTATCAAGCAAAACCTCGGTTCAAGACAATTAACTGAAAAGCAAGAGGATCCTGAAGTAGATTTTTTTGAGAATCCACAGAAGGCAGTTCAGGCAACCATAGATAAGCATCCAGACGTTCTCGCTGCGCGTCAAGCCAGCATGGACTTCAAGCGGATGCAGGTTCAGCAAAAGCTGTCGCAGGAGCACCCCGACTTTACACAGGTCGTGGGTGATTCAGAGTTCCAGAACTGGGTGAAATCTTCATCCGTGCGTCTGGCGCTTTACGCGAAAGCAGATGCTGAGTTTGACTATGACTCTGCCAATGAACTGTTGTCCACTTTTAAGCAATTGCGCGGTGTTAAAGCCCAGCAGGCAGAGCGAACAAGCGACGCCACACGGGTCAAGAACATGAAAGCGGCGCAAGTTGATGTAGGTGGCTCTGGCGAGAGTTCCAAAAGAGTCTACCGGCGGGCTGACCTCATTCGGCTGAAAATGACAGATCCAGCAAGGTACGAGAGTCTCAGTGATGAGATCATGCAAGCGTATTCTGAAGGACGAGTCCGGTAATAACTTTTTTCTGGAGATTTAACATGGCAAACACCGCCTTTTCCCCTACCAATTCGGTAACCACCACCTCTGCGGCCAATTTCATCCCCGAAATTTGGAGTGATGAGATTGTTGCTGCCTATAAGAAGAACCTCGTCCTGGCCAATGTGGTCAAGAAAATGTCCTTCCGTGGCAAAAAGGGTGATACCGTTAACATCCCGTCGCCTGCCCGTGGCAACGCTTCGGCCAAAGCTGCTACTGATGCCGTTACTCTGATTGCAGAGAGCGACACCAACATTCAGGTGCTGATCAACAAGCACTATGAGTACAGCCGCTTGATCGAGGACATTGTTGAGGTACAAGCCCTGACGAGCCTGCGTTCTTTCTACACGGAAGATGCTGGTTACGCTTTGGCAAAGCGCATCGATACTGACCTGGTTCAGCTTGGACGCGCTTTCAACGGCGCCACCATTGGTACCAACGACTATGCCACCAGTGCTGCAAGCACTAAGGCATATATTGGCTCTGATGGCACCACCGCCTACAACAGCAGCACCTCGAACGCTGCGGCACTGACTGATGCGGCTATCCGTCGCACCATCCAGCGTCTGGATGACAACGACATCCCTATGGATGGCCGTTTCTTCCTGATCCCGCCTTCGAGCCGCAACACCCTGATGGGTCTGGCCCGCTATACCGAGCAAGCATTCGTTGGCAACGGCGATGCTATCCGCAACGGTGAAATCGGTCAGTTGTACGGTATCGCTGTGTTCGCTTCGTCCAATGCCGACACCGGCGCTGGTAACAGCGGCGCAGACCGTATCTGCCTGATGGGTCATCGTGACTCGATGGTCCTGGTTGAGCAGCTTGGCATTCGCTCGCAGACTCAGTACAAGCAAGAGTACCTGGGCACCTTGTTCACCGCAGACACGATCTACGGTGTGAAGGCTCTGCGTACCAATGCTACTGGTACTGCTGCTGACGCCTCCGCTGCTTTCGCCCTGGCTGTTCCGGCCTAATTGCAGTTGCCCCTCCCCCTCCGGGGGGAGGGTCTTTTTTATAGGAGATCAAAATGGCTGCTGCTACCGCTGTTGTTTCCCGCCGGGGAAATGACCAATTCCGGGGCTTGTTCTCGGATACTTGGGATGTGTCTTGTACTCTTGATGCTGGCGCTGTAGGCGCTGGCGCTACGGATACGGATACGGTTACTGTTCCAGGTGTTGCGCTGGGCGATATGGTTATCGGTTTTTCTCATGGTGTTAGCGAGGCTGGTCTGGTAAAACGGGCCTATGTCTCTGCTGCTAACACAGTGACTATCGTTACCTATAACCCAACTGCTGGATCTGTGAATCTGTCATCTACCACGCTCCATCTTACGATTGGTCGTTCGGTGTAAAAAGACGGGGGGCCACAAGCCCCCTGTTTTTCATGGAGATCTTAAATGGCCACTTTTCGTTGTTTGGCAAGCGGTCAAACTGTGACCTTTACTTACACTCACGATATTGAGTCCATGAAGGGTCACTCTGGCTATGTTCGTATTGACGAACCAGAGCAAAAGGAAGAGCATCGAGCGTTGCCCATGACTCCTCCTGTGAAGAAATTGGGTCGTCCACCCAAAGTAAAGGCTAAAGCAAATGCCTAAAGGAATGTTTTCTGGAGCCGTGTGTCCCATTGCGACACAGGACGTCCACATCAATCTCAAGAACCGTAATCATGCTTTCAAAGAATATGGTTATGGGCCTCCAAATCCAGACGAGCCAAACGATGCATTTTGGATGAAGAAGGCTAAGATGTACAACGCCCCCACTGAGGCGATCAAGGGGATGCGATGTGGCAACTGCGCCGCCTTCATTCAAACACCGAAAATGATGCAGTGCATCATAGGCGGCCTTGAGAAAGATGAGAATAAAGGTGAACTGTCATACGACGAGGAATTCGTAGCGGCAGCAAACCTTGGATACTGTGACTTGTTCCAATTCACTTGTGCAGCGGCCCGTACTTGTGATGCTTGGAAATCTGGTGGGCCCATCACTAAGGATTGATCATGTACGGAAAAGCGCCAAAGATGGCTAGTGCTAAAAAGCCTTCCAAGAAGATGGGTGTGCCTGTGGCAATCATGGTTGCCGTTGGTAAGCCTAAGCCTATGCCCAAAGCTCCTAAGATGATGAAGAAGATGGGGAGAGGCAAATGAAAAAGACTAAAGCCGAAAAGAAGATCAGCAAGGTCATGCGTGAATACAAGTCTGGTACTTTGCACTCCGGTAAAGGTGGCCCTGTCGTAAAGAGTCCTAAACAGGCAGTTGCGATTGCACTATCTGAGGCCGGCAAAGCCCGGAAAAAGAAGTGAAAGAGGTTTGGGAAAAGAAGCGTCCTAAGTCGCTGGGAGCTTCTAAGCCTTTGACGCCAGCTAAGAAGGCTGCTGCCAAGAAGATGGCTAAGGCTGCTGGTCGCCCTTATCCCAATCTCATAGACAACATGAGAGCAGCGAGGAAGAAATGAAAAGCCCCGCTTGGACTCGCAAAGAGGGTAAAAATCCTGCTGGCGGGCTTAACGCAAAGGGGCGAAAGTCCTATAATGAGTCAACTGGCGGGAATCTAAAACCTCCTGTCAAATCAGGCGACAACCCTAGACGGGCCTCCTTTCTAGCGCGTATGGGCAATATGCCCGGGCCTGAGTACAAGAATGGCGAACCGACTCGCCTTCTGTTATCCCTCCGAGCCTGGGGCGCATCGTCCAAAGCGGATGCAAAAGCGAAAGCCAAAGCGATCTCGGCAAGGAACAAGAAATGAGACCTCTTTCGGTCGGCGTAAATCCAACGGCTACGGTACTTACCACGGTCTATACGGTGCCGACTGGGTACTACGCGAAGTTCACCGTGATGTACATCCATAACACGGGCGGCTCAACCAAACACATCACAGTGCAGTGGGCTGACTCTAGCGCAAGTACAACTTACGACATCTTGACGCAATATAACTTCACTGCAAAACAGTATTTGCAATTTGATGGCAATGCTTACATCGTGTTAGAAGAAGGCGATTCAATCAAGATCACTACTGAGTCTGGTAGCACATTCAGTTTTATCGCCACCTTTGAAGAAATAGGATTGACACGGCAATGACCTACCTAGAACTCATCAATGACGTGCTGATCCGACTGCGAGAAACGACCGTAGCGACCAGCAACCAGACAACCTACTCGACGCTAATCGGCAAGTTCGTTAACGACGCCAAACGGCAGGTTGAGGACGCCTACGGCTGGAACGTGCTGGGCCAGACTGTGACAATCCCTACGGTGGCGGGCACCTACGTCTACTCTATGACGGGCGCAGGACAAAAGTTCCAAGTCATGGACGCGATCAACATCACCTCTAACGTCGGTCTGCGGAACATCAGTTTTGTGGAGATGAACCGCTTTCAGAATTTTGTACCCGCCATTAGCGGTATCCCCGAGTATTACAGCTTTGATGGTGTGGACGGCAACGGCGATACCAAAGTCGTGCTCTACGCACGGCCCGATAACGTGTACTCGCTCGCTTTTTCTCTGACCGTGCCCCAAGCCACGCTAACTTCTGATAGCACGTCGGTGCTTGTGCCTGATGTGTTGGTGGCGCAAAATGCCTATGCTCGGGCGTTGGTTGAGCGCGGCGAGGACGGCGGGTTGGCCTCATCTGAGGCATATCAGTTGTATCGGTCGATGCTGTCCGACTATATTGCGCTTGAAGGCACTCGGTATCCAGAGAACCAGGAGTTCGTTGCGATATGAGCCAAGTTCTTCAGACTGCCAGCATTTCAGCGCCAGATGAAGGAGCGGTCAAGCTATTGCATACGGCTTTGCTGTCTTGTTCGCAATGCAAGTTGTCTAAGCCATGCACAGATTTTCCAAAGGCAACTGGCAAATTTCGCGGATATGCATGGATCTGCAAGAAGTGCAAAAAACAAAAACTTTTGGCAAAAAAAACCAGTATGTCCAATGCTGACTGGCTGCTTCAAAACAGGAAATACTGGCTTAAATCACAATATAATTTATCATTAGATGCATACAACGCCCTACTGATAAATCAAAATCATAAGTGCGCCATTTGCTCCTGTGACGAGGCGGCTGCATTTAAGGGATTACTTTTTGTAGATCATTGTCATTCAACAAAAAAAGTTCGCGGTTTACTGTGTCATCATTGCAATACAGCTTTAGGGAAATTCAAAGATTCTTCTGAAATTTTATCTAAGGCTATAAAGTACTTGGAATCGCAATGAGCCAAATACTACAAACTTACGCAATATCAGCTCCTGGCTTTACTGGGTTGAATACGCAAGACTCGCCGCTTGATCTAGCGGCTGGCTTTGCTCTGGTGGCGACGAACAGCGTAATTGATCAATATGGCCGCATCGGGGCGCGTAAGGGCTGGTCGCGGGTCAACGCTTCGTCTGGCAATCTTGGGGCCAACAACGTCGGCGTCATCCATGAACTGGTGCAGTCTGACGGCACGCTGACAATTCTGTTCGCTGGCAACAATAAGCTCTTTAAGCTCGACGGCTCAAACGCCGTGGTGGAATTGACCTACGGGGGTGGGGGTAGCGCCCCAACGATTTCGGCCAACAACTGGTCGTGCGCCTCGCTCAACGGCATCACCTACTTTTTTCAAACCGGGCACGATCCGCTGATCTATGACCCGGCTGTCAGCACCACGACGTATCGCCGCGTCAGTGAGAAGACCGGCTATGTAGCTACGGTGCCAAGCGCCAACATTGCGCTGTCGGCCTTTGGTCGGCTATGGACGGCCAGCACTTCAACAGTCAAGAATACGGTTTACTTCTCTGATCTACTGGCCGGTCATGTCTGGTCTACAGGCACTGCCGGATCGCTCAATGTAGACCGCGTTTGGCCCAACGGCCCAGACGAAATTCAAGGTCTGGCCGCTCACAATGGTTTCTTGATCATCTTTGGCAAACGCCAGATTCTTGTTTATCAGGACGCCACTACGCCATCGACAATGCAGTTGAGTGACACGGTGGGTGGCATTGGCTGTCTGGCGCGTGATTCAATTCAGACCACGGGCAAGGATGTGCTGTTCCTGTCGAACTCTGGCGTCAGGTCGTTTGCTCGGACGATTGTTGAAAAGTCAGCCCCGCTTGGTGACTTATCTAAAAACGTGCGGAACGATTTGATGGATGTTGTTAACAGCGAGACGCCAGCCAACATTAAGTCTGTGTACTCTGAGAAAGAAGCCTTTTACCTTCTGACGCTTCCAACCACTAAAGAAGTTTACTGTTTTGACACACGCGGCCAGTTGCAAGACGGCGCGTTTCGCGTCACCAAGTGGGACTCCATCGAACCGACAGCGTTGTTGTCTCGGCGTAACGGCGACGTACTCATTGGCAAGAATGGCTACATCGGCAAGTACGGCACCTATCAAGACCACACGACGGCGTATCGGTTCATGTACTACACGAACCATGCCGACCTGGGCAATGCCAATGTCATTTCCATCCTCAAGCGCTTGAAGGTGGTCGTCATCGGCGGCACGAACCAGTACGTCACGATGAAGTGGGGCTTTGACTTCAGCACCAACTATCAGTCGGACAACGCGCTAATCCCTACTCAGGGCGTATATGAGTATGGCATAGCTGAGTACAACATTGCCGAATATTCTGACGGCGTTGCATTGCAAACGCTTTCTGTTTCGGCCAGCGGCAGCGGTAAAATCGTCCAGACTGGATATGAGTCCAACATCAACGGCGCGGCGCTGTCGATTCAACGTATTGAGATCCAATCGAAAGATGGGAAGATGACATGAGCAACTACGTTCAGAGCACTAATTTCGCCACCAAAGACGCGCTGCCATCTGGCGATCCGCTCAAGATCGTCAAGGGCACGGAGATCAACACCGAGTTCGCCAACATTGCTATTGCGGTGGCGACCAAGGCCGACCTTGCGTCGCCTACGTTTACGGGTACTGTAACGGGGACTTTTGTTGGAAATTTAACTGGTGTGGCCACAAGTGCAACAAACGCAACAAACGCCACAAACGCCACAAACGCCACAAACGCCACAAACGCCACAAACGCAACCAAGTTGGCAACAACTAATTTTACCGTTGAGGAAATTGGCGGTAAATTGATTTTTAAATATGGCGGGACAACCATTGCATCAATGACTTCCGCTGGCGTATTTACTGCACTCAGCGATGTGGTCGCTGGCGGCACACCTTAAAAGGAGCAATCATGCCAACAACAGTAGCAGGGACAAATATTACCTACAACGACAGTACTGCTCAAAGTACTGCGTATATTGGTGCGAGATCGACAATTTACACATCAGGAACAAACACATTTACCGTTCCAACAGGTGTTACTGCGGTTAATGTTATTGTCATTGGCGGCGGTGGAGGTGGTGGTGGCGCGGGGACTGTTAGTTGTACCACTGGTAATGGTGGTGGCGGAGGTGGTGGTGGTTTTTCACAAAGATGGGTTACTGGTTTAACTCCCGGTTCTACAGTAACGGCTACTGTTGGCGCAGGGGGCACTGCTGGTACTGGCCCAAGTGGTAACGGTGGGACTGGCGGGACATCCTCATTTGGTGTTCATGCTAGTGCTACTGGCGGCGCTGGTGGCACGGGCGGTGCCGGCGCGAGTGGGACGGGTGGCGCAAACGGAACAGGATCAAGTGGAAATATAAATTTACCCGGGTATAGAACATCTCCGCGAGATTTTGTTGGTAACACCACAAATGCGGGTCAAG